TTCACACTCAGGCAGATTTTCGACATATACATCGAGAAGACTTACGATAAACTAGAAGACTTATTCCCGAAAGAGGCTGACCGCAAGGTAGCTGATGCAATACTAATACTCTTTAAGAAACGTTACGATTTAGATATCTTTAAGAAGAAAGCTTTATATATTTATATCCGAGAAATGACAGGTACCGAGACCCCGTACCTCACCAAAGTCATCAACGTACTCAAGATAGAGTTCTACCAACTATACAGCGGACTAGAAGAACAAGGATTAATTGATCTAAAAAACTAACCTTTCTATTTATAAAGAAAAGGTATGGCACTAGACAAGACTTTGTTTAAGGATAAGACTTTCTCCGATGTCTTAGAAGAGATATATAATAACTCAAAAAAGAAGGATAAGCAGATCACTGCTTTGATTGGAGAACTCAAGCCGCTGGTTGAAAATATCGGTGACGCTACCCTAGTAGTTCCTATGATCGCTAACTACCTAGAGATAGGAGTTAAGAACGATGAGATGCTAGTAAAAATGCTTACCATAGTCCAGAGAATGGACAATGCTAAGTCATCAGGTGATACTGCAGGGTTTGAATTAGGCGCTGAAGAACTAGCACAGATTCTAGAGCAGGCTAATGCCTTAGGAGAGCAGAAGTAATGGCTCGCGAAACAAATACCTCCCTATTTTCTGCCCAAGGAAGCACTCAGAGAGGTTCTAACAAAGGAGGCTTTGGAGGATATTTTGCAGTAGTTCAAGACACTTCTCATACTAATCCAGACCTATCTCCCGGACTAGTTAGCTTCCGCCCGATTAATTCAAACTTTACAGGAACTAGCGGGAATGCCTTTCCATTCTACCAGTTTATAAAGACGGTCCCTCTCAAAGGGGAGATTATTCTTATTATACCCGGACCCGATGCAGTACTTCTAGGAAGAAGTAAGAGTAAGGACTATTATATGCCTGCTCTTAATATGTGGAATCACCCACAGCATGGAGCAGCCGGGACAGATGGTGTACCTACCCTAGATCCTCAATTCACCGAAACAGCTGATCTCAACCCAATGTACCCCTTCCCAGGAGACCTAATACTAGAAGGACGTAAAGGGCAAAGCATACGATTTTCTGAAAACTTTATCGGAACACCTTGGCGTGGACCTTCGCCAAATAGTCCTACTATCGCCATAGTAAGTGGGCAGACCAACTCTAGCATAGAGCCTACATATGTAACTGAAGATATTAACGGTGATGCTGCTTCGATTTACTTAGTAGGCAACCAGTCCCTCCCCCTAAATGTAGATAAGACTTGGAAGAGAGGTAATCTAAGATCAAGCTATCCTGACGCCCTACTTCCTATTGATGCAAGCAACTACACCGGAGATCAGGTTGTAATTAATAGTGGAAGACTATACCTTAACGCTAAGACTGAGAACGTACTGATTTCAGCAAATCAAGCAGTAGGTATATTAGGAGAACGTGTACACCTGGATGCTGAAAAAGCTATACATTTCGATGCACCTATTCTTAGACTAACCGGAGAAAGCTTAGACCCTAAATTAAACCGAAGTGCAGTAAAAGGAGAAGATCTTACTATCGAGCTACAAAATCTCTACAGACACATAGAAGAATTAACAGTTACTTTAGTTATTGCACTAACCGCCCTAAATTTTCCAGCAGATAAAGCCTTAGAACTTAAGAACTTTACCGGTCTTAAGAAGAGAGGTGAGTTAAAAAACAAACTACTTTCTGAACGAGTATTTTTATCGTAACTATGCCTACACTAAGAGATACATTAAACTCGATAGAAGCTTGCGATAATCGCAACTTCATACAAATACTTAACCAGCAAATAACTGAAGCTATTATTGATGCTAAAATACAGACCTGTGAAAGAGCTGGAGAAGTACTGTCAAATTACGGTATAGAGGATTTTCAACCCTGTGAAGTAATTACGGAAGAATTTCTAGAAAGAATAACACAAGGTCAACCTATAATAGCATTAGAGAATATCTTACAGAATCAAGGATTTCCTCCACATCTAGTACGGTTTATATCTCAAGGAACAAGTGCATTAACTCTAGATGAATACCAGGATGTACTGGTATGGACTACTCCCCTAACAGGAGTGCAGGTACATCAAAGTACCTCTAGGTATATAGTAGATCTAACAGCAAACCAAAACAAACCCAGGCTCTTAGATGAAGCTACAACTAGAGAAGTTGAAGAGTTTTACCAAACACAGGGCATACAGAATATATCACAGTATTTCCAGGGTAAATTAATCGAATACATCACCAGTAAGATTAAATGTCCAACACCTCCAGTTTTACTGGAACTACTAACTATTGTACGCAATCTTACAACTTTCCTTAATAGAGTAAGACAGATACTAGCAAAAGTTGAAGAGGTTGCTAGAGTAGTCTCTGGAATTGTCAATATAATTAGTAACACAATCCCTATCCTTAAAAAAACTATATTTGCTTTAGATACAGTAGGTATTCCTGTTTTAGCATCAAGACCGATAATCGGACGATTTGCATCTATTCTAGCTAACCTTAACAGAATTATTAGCGGATTATTAATTAAGTATGAAGCTCAAATTAAAGAACTAGCCGATGCTCTCTGCGCTACATCCTCAGTAATAACATTTGCTAATGCAGGTATAACACTCGCATACGCGCTTGTAACGATGATCGAAGAGCTTTTACGAGGATGCTTACCCACAGAGACTAGCGAAGATCTGCAAGCACTTTCTCAGTTTGTACCTTCAAGCTTTTCTAGAAGAGAATCTATTCCGTACCGAGGCTACCAACTTGAAGTTAGAACTGCTAATGACGGAACAGCGATCCCTCTACGCTACGCAGTAGCTTTAGATCCGGTAGGAGTAGTAGTTTTAGAAGGTCCAAAGTCATTTAGTTCATCAACCCAGATACTTATTAATGAACTTAAATTTAGAATTGACAACCAATTAGGTTAAATCTATTTATAATTATGAAAGCCAGTGAATTTAAAGAAATAATTAAAGAGGCAGTAAGAGAAGCTATTCAAGAGGAGTTAAAGACTATTCTCTCTGAAGCAGTACATGCATCTAAACCAGCTCCCGATCAATATAGTGTCGTAAGCACCAACCGAACACCTAAACAGCAGCCCTTGCAGTTTACGGGTGGTAATCCACTCATGGAAGCACTAAATATGACAAGCAGAGCCATGACCTCTGAGGAATACCAGAGTGATTACACTCAGTCACCGAGCACCGTTAGGGCTAATATGTCTGAGATGTTTGCAGGTAACCCTTATTCCGCCAAACCGACTTATAATCCAGTCTCAGAAGATCCTAGAGCAGTAGCATCAGCAATCGCTGCAGCACCTAAAGTAGGGTTAGATTTATCTCAGCTAGGTTTTGTAAACAAAGCAGCCGCTATCGTAAAGCTAGCTGATAAAAAGAGCCAACCATATGGCTTTTAACATACGTAGGATTAATCCACTCGATCTACAGCCTAGAAAAGCTGTAGGAGTAGCTCTCCCTTTTCAGGGCAGAGCCGTTTTTAATTCTACGTACACTTCAAAAGACGCTACTAAAGCAAATTTAATTAACTTCTTTCTTACCGGAAAAAATGAAAGGGTATTTAATACAGACTTCGGGGCAGGTCTTAGAAACGAGTTATTTGAAAATATTACCCCGGAAAAAATAGAGCAATTACGGCTTAATATTACTGAAAATTTAAAGCTATATTTTCCAAGAGTAATTGTGAAAAGACTAGAACTTACAGCAACACCAGATCAAAATATAATTAACTTTGCTCTAAACTACTCAGTCGCTCAAACAAACATCCAAGACGAACTATCAATTAACTTCCAGCAGTAATGTCACAGCAGAGAGAGATACAGTATTCAAATAAAACATTTGTTGATTTTCGTCAGCAGTTAGTTGATTACGCTAAAAACTACTTCCCAGATACCTACAATGATTTCTCTCCAACATCACCAGGGATGATGTTCATAGAGATGGCAGCTTATGTAGGAGATATACTCTCCTTTTATCAAGACATACAGTTACAGGAAACATTCCTACAGTACGCTCAAGAGCCGGGTAACCTCTACAGCCTAGCCTATATGATGGGCTACCGTCCTAAAGCTTCTACTGCTGCTACTGTTACTCTTGATATGTACCAGGAAGTACGTGCAACATTAAATGCAAACAACCAGTCCGTTCCTAACCTAGCCTACGCTGCAACTGTTGACAGTAATGCTGTTGTGCAGAGTAGTACTTCCCCGCGAGTAAACTTCTTAACTCAAGATAAAGTAAATTTTGCATTTTCAAGCTCGTTTGATCCAACTGAAGTAACAGTATTTAGTACTGCAGGTAGCGTTATCTCTTACTTTCTTTTAAGAAAGCAAGTAAAAGCTATTTCTGCAGAGATTAAAAGAATAACTTATGAAGTCCCTTCTTTTGAAAGATTTAAAACTATTACTATAGCGGATACAGAGATATTAGGAGTATTAGACATTACAGGAAGTAACGGCGAAACCTGGACAGAGGTTCCATACCTAGCTCAGGACACCGTCTTTACAGAAACCGCTAACGTAGGTGGTAATAGCAATCTTGTTCCGTACATTCTATCTTTACAGAAAGTACCTAGAAGATTTGTAACTAGATTTACATCAACCGGAGAGCTCCAAATTCAATTTGGCGCCGGTCAGGGAAATACAGATGACTCTGTGATTACTCCTGATCCAACTAATGTAGGCCTAGGAGATCAAATTATAGGAGTTTCAAAGATTGATACAGCCTACGACCCTTCTAACTTTATGTTCACAGGAGCTTACGCT